CATGAATGCTAATGGTACGCTTACGGCATCTGGTAGAGCTAGAAACAATATGACTGCTGAGCAGAGAGCTAAGGATAGAGCTTCTAAGGCAACAGGAGAATCTGTAAACAATTTTGCTTATAATCCGGCTACGAATAGGACTAAGAAACTAAATAGAAAAAAGTGATATGAATTTAAGGGGAATAGGTCCTCAGGGGCTAGGTGTGAAAACAAACAATGGCTATACTATTGGATCAGGGGGTAATAGTCCGATGAAGCAAACAGTAAAGGACGCATGTTATAAAAAAGTAAAAGCAACGTATGATGTATTTCCTTCGGCTTATGCTAGTGGTGCTATCGCTAAGTGTAGAAAGAATAAAGGTAAAAAGTAATGGCAGTACGAAAAACCGAGAAAGGAGCATCATTAAAAAGATGGTTCAAAGAGAAGTGGACAGACGAGAAAGGTAATGTATGTGGATCTGCGGATAGAAAAGGTGTTAAAGCTTGTAGACCATCTGTTAGAGTAAGTAAAGATTCGCCTAAGCCTTGGGGTCAAATGACACAAGCAGAGAAAACAAAAGTTGTATCTGCTAAGAAGAAAGTTGGTATGGGAGCTAGAAGATCTAGTAAAAGTAATGTATCATAAATAAAAACAATAATAAATAAAACAATGGCAATAATTCCAGCAGAAGAGAAAGTCTTTATAGTTAGTAATAGTACTAACACAACGTATTCGGGTAGTGCTTCATTAAAAGCAATGCAACAGTGGTACACAATGGATGATGTATCAAGTACTGTTAGACCCTACAAAGTTTTTACAGCATTGCTTAATCAGGTTGACACAAGTGCTCCAGATATAACAGTACTAGAAGACACTATAGGAGGTATAACTTCTTACTATTATGGTGAAGGAAAATATGAGTTAAGAAAAGCAAATGCTTTCACAGAAGATAAAACCGTTGTCTTTATCAATAATGTAAATATCCAGGAAACAGATAATGTTATGATAGAAGGTTCCGGGGTTTCAAAAATAGCAATAAGGTCATTAAGAGATGGGACTAAGGCTAATGATGTACTAAATAGAGCTAGTATTGAAATAAGAGTATACAACTAATGGCAAAGACAGCAGCATGGACTCGTAAAGAAGGTAAAGATCCAAAAGGGGGATTAAACGCTAAGGGCGTTGCGAGTTATAGAAAAGAAAACCCAGGGTCTAAGTTACAAACGGCGGTTACTAAAAAACCATCGGAATTAAAAGCAGGTAGTAAAGATGCAAAGCGTAGAAAATCATTCTGTGCTAGAATGTCGGGTATGCCGGGTCCAATGAAGAAACCAAATGGTGAACCTACTAGAAAAAAGTTAGCATTAGATAAATGGAACTGTTAATAAAAAAAACAATAAATGGCAATAATATACAGTTATAGTAAAGCAAATGATGTACGGAGTACTGATACATTCATAATATCAAGATTCAATGAAGAAGACTTGGCTAATCCAAGGAGAACAATGAGTGTTGAAGCATCAACTTTAGCAGATTACTTTTCTAGTAATATGCCTGTGGGCACTTTAAATGAAGTTTTAACAGCGGGTAATGAATCTTTATTAAATGCAAAAATAGGACAGTTATATCTTTATGATACATTTGCTACCGTAGGGTACATGCGTATTGAAGCAGATAAATCCAGATTTAACTTTTATGATAAGACTGGGGATTATAGTTTTTTTACTGTTTTAAATAGTGGATCAATTAGATTAACTAGTACATCTACTGGTACTTCATTTATTATTAATAAGCCCGCAGGTATAACAACAACTAAAACAGTTGAATTTCAAGACAAAGATGGCACAATAGCTTTGTTGAGTGATATACCAACCACTACAAATTATGGTTTAGCAGCTCAAATAGATCGATCGGTAGATATTGTTAATACTACAGTTGAATCATCGTTGATAGGGGATTATGAAGGAACATTATCTGTGCCTGCAAATGCATTTACAAAAGGTAGTTCTTTTAAAGCATCGTTAATGGGACATATAAATTGTTTGAGTTCTGCAACATTACAAATACGAATAAAGACAGCGACGGGGGTCTTATTAGCTGAAACTGGAGTAATGGACTTGGACGTTGCTAGTGGAAAACACTGGAAACTAGACGTTGAGTTTACGATAAGAGAAATTGGAGGAGAAGGTAGTGCGATTATAGTTAGTGGTGGCTCTTTTGCATATAATAGAAATGGAAGCAACAATCCTGAAGGATTTACATTTGTAAGTATAAACGATAACGATTTCGATACTACTATAGCTAACAATTTGTTAATTACTGCACAATGGAATAATGCAAGTGCTTCAAATAGCATATATTCTGATATATTCACATTAAACAAAGTATACTAATGAGTAGAAAAGAACGAATAGATTTATTCTTATCCAAATGGGTAAGTAGAAAGTTGATGGCTTTTGTGATCGCGTCAATAGCTTTATTTACATCGAACATAGATTCAGACAATTGGACAGTAGTAGCGGCAATATATATAGGATCACAAGCAGCTACCGAAATAGCAGAGCGTTTAATAAAAGCAAAAACAGTATGACAAGAAACCACTTAAAAGTTTTATATTCAATAATACTAACTTTAATAGTAGTTTTGTTATTACAAAGGAGTTGTGACAAAGCAGAATCGATAGGAGATACTATAGAAGTAAAGACAGACACTATTTATAAACATGTACATGATACCGTAATTAAGAAAGTTACGGTTTTAAAGAAAGAGTATATACATATAAACAAACCAGAGTACTATCCTGGCGAAACTATTGATACATGTAAGACTAGATTTCAAAACCTTTTAAAAGAGCACCTGGTTAGAACAATATACACAGATACATTGAAATTAGATAGTCTCGGAACTATTGTTATTAAAGACACCGTATGGATAAATAAGTTGTACGGTAAAAGAGAATACATAAAAGATTATAAAATACCACAAGTAACAAAAACTATTACTATAACAAAACATGAAGAACCTAAGAGGCAACTTTATGTAGGTCTTAATGCTTTTGCCAATAGAAGTGATATCACTGCGTTTAGTCCTGGGTTTATGTATAAAACAAAAAAAGATCATGTTTACCAAGCGTCTATTGGTGTTGGATTCAACGGGGTAGTTACTTATGGCTTTGGTACATATTGGAAAATTAAAATCAAATAATAAATGGTAACAAGTGCACAATGCTTAAAGAAGTGGGGTGATCCTGCAATAACTACTAACGAGTTAAAATACATGACTCTTTGGGATGTGCCATTACATCTTGAGATAGGAGTTATACCAAAGAAATTATATTGTAACAAATTAATGATTGGTCCATTGATGCAAGCCTTCTCTAATATAATAGATAGAGGGCTTATAGATGAATTAAAAACGTGGGATGGTTGTTTCAATGTAAGAAAGAAAAGAGGTCTTAAATCAATGTCTTTACATTCTTGGGGAATAGCCATAGACATCAATGCCACATGGAATGGGTTAGGCAAGGAGCCTACTATGTCTAACAGATTAGTAAAGTGTTTTACTGATTGCGGATTTGAATGGGGAGGAACTTGGACAAGAAAGGACGGAATGCATTTTCAATTGAGATCAATATAGTTGGTTTTGTGGGTAAAAATCAATTAAAATAAGTAATATATATATTAAATTAAATTCAATTAAATATGTCAAATGAGATAGTAAAGAATCTTAGCTTTGGTAAAGAAGCTAGGGATAATGTATTTGCTGGTATCACCAAATTAACTAGAGCTGTTAGTTCAACATTGGGAGCTGGTGGTAAATGTGTAATGTTAGAAGATGATAAAGGTAGACCGCTAATCACTAAGGATGGGGTTACAGTAGCAGATAGTGTTACTCTATTAGATCCTGTAGAAAACATGGGAGCAAGACTTTTAAAAGAAGCCGCTAGAAAAACAGTTAAAGAAGCTGGAGATGGTACAACAACAGCAACAGTATTAGCGCATGCTATTTTAGAGGAAGCTTACTTAATACAAGATTTGGTAAGTTCTAGAGAATTAAAGAATGGTATTGAAGAAACTGTAGATTTAGTTGTGGAATACTTAGAGTCTATTAAAGTATCTGTAACGGGTGATATGATAGATCATATTGCTACTATATCAACTAACAACGATCCAGTACTTGGTAAAATTATTGGTGATGCTTTTAGAGCTGTTGGTGAAACTGGAATTGTGATGATGGAATCATCAGCAAATCCGGAAACCGAAATTGAAATTATTGATGGGGTACAATATGATAAAGGTTTGGTAAATTCAAACTTTATTACAAATCCAAATAAAAGAGTTGCAGAATTAGAAAACCCATTAGTATTAATCGTAGAGTCACCAGTTGAGTCTATTCGCCAAATACAATCGGTATTAGAATATGTAATAAAAAATAATAAACCATTATTGATTATAGCAGACATGGAACAAACTGTTTTATCTGCTTTAGCAATGAATAAGGTTAAAGGTAATATTAAAGTTAACGTTATTAATGCACCTACTTATGGTATCACAAAAAAGGATACACTAACTGATCTTGCTTTATTAACAGGAGCTACCATTATAAATGAAGATCTAGGTGACGATATGGACCTTATAGATATTGAATGCTTAGGCAGTTGCTTAAAAGCAATTACAGATGATAGCGAAACAATATTACATGTAGGAGAAACTAAACCAGCAGTTCAAGAACTGATTGATGAGTTAAATTCACAATTAGCAAAAGCTACTGCTCCAGGAGAAGTAATTAGATTAGAAAAAAGATTAGCAAGGTTATCAGCAAAAGTAGCTGTAGTAAAAGTAGGTGCTGGTTCTGATTTAGAATTAAAAGAGAAAGCAGATAGAGTTGAAGATGCGATATGTGCAACTAAAGCAGCTATTAAAGAAGGAATTGTTCCAGGAGGAGGAATTGCTCTTTTAGATGCATCGAATAAAATAAAAGCATTGAACCAAGGATCACTTGCTTTATTAGAAGCTATTAAAGCTCCGTTTAAGACGATATTATCTAATGCTGGTATTGATCATCCAAACAAGGATTGGAATCGCTTAGAAGGTCACGGATTGAATGCTGTAACTGGCGAACAAGTTAACATGATAGAAGCAGGAATTATTGATCCTTTATCTGTTACAAAAAGCGCTTTAAGAAATGCTGCTTCTGTAGCTGTTACGATATTGTCAACTGATTGTATAATTAATAATTTAAGAATCAATGAAGGCAATAGGTAATAATATAGTGATACTACCAAAGAAAGTAGGTGTATCACAAACAGAGAGCGGATTATTATTAAAGGAAAAAGACAAAGAAAATATACGATATAAAGAAGCTGTTGTTATATCAGTGAGCGATGATATTAAATGTTTAAAGCAAGCAGATGTTATTTACTATGATAAAGCTGCTGGTCACGGTATAGAATTTGATGGTCAAGATTATCAGGTTATAAGATTGCAGGATGTTGTAATAGTTTTATGAAAAGATTAGAGGCTACAGACATAAAAGAGCTTAACTTATTAAAACATTATAGACTTATTCGTAAGTGGGCTTGTAGAAATTATAATCTTACAGATGCTGATCTTGAGTTGCTAGTATATTTTGATTGCATGGACTTTTTTACCAAGCAAGATTATAAGGTAGGTACTTATGCATATAGTTGGGACAATAAGCGCTGGAACAATTTATTGAAAGAAGGATGGATAGTGGTATGGAGAACAAGAAACCATACAACCCAGAAATACAATATATATAAAGTTTCATTCAAGTGCAAACAACTAATAAACAGAATGTACCGTATAATGCTTGGGACGGAAGATATACCAACAACATCGAGGAGTAATAAGATAATGAAAAATAATACATATACCGATATAGTATTACGAGCAGCAATAAATAATGTAAATAAAGATAAAACACGATGAGATACAATAATTCTTTAAGTAAGCCAAGCAACAATCCGGGTATGATGCCAGTTAATGATCAACCTGCAATGGGATTAGTAGGAGATGCTTCTATGCAAATGCCTACGGTTTCAACACCTAGAACAGCTTATAATCCGGGTATAAAACCTAGTGGCGCTCCGGTTAATTTTAATCCAAAAGCACAAGCTTCTATGACAGGTATGTTTGGTATGCCAGAGGAAGGAACTTATGATAGAGCATTACCAGTAAGCCCAACAATCTAAATAATAAAAGTAATATGATGAAATTATCAACACCTGCCGTAAAAAGAATAGAAAACGATGGTATCACAGGAGCTAATGCTCTTTGGAATGGTCCATTAGATATAACTGGCTTTCCTTTAGGAAAAGGGTCAAGCAGCGGTAAAAACGGAATGGAAGTAAGTAAAGCCTCTTGTTCTTACAAGAGCGCTCCTATAACACAACGGGCAAAATGTAAACTGTAAATGGAAATGACAGACCTCAAACTGTATGCTTTAAATGTATTAGCTTTTTCTATAACTTTAACAAGCATTGAACCTATATTAAAAATAGTTCTTCTGGTACTTTCTATTGGTTACACAGCAATTAGAATATATAGTCACTTTGAAGATAAAAAAAATAAAGATAAATAACCAAAACAATTAACAAACAACTAAAACAAAAACAATGGCAAAATTCATTACAGTTCCGTCAACAGATACGGGTTACGCAACAGCTACAGTACCTAACGGAGGACCTATTAACTTACCTGTAGATCTTATCTTTGATGTAAAACAAACTGCAGCTACAACTACAGTTATTTACTTTGATAACAGATTAGGAGCTGGGCAAAAAACTCTTACGTTAACTCATACATCGACTGCAGCTGCTGGTACTGCTCCTGTTGTTGCTGATGCAATTTATAATGCGTTAAATGTATTACCTGGTGGTACTTTTGTTCCTGTTTCAATGCCAACAGTAGGTGGTGTTAAAATTGAGGTAACAGAAGCATTATACGCATAACAATATATTAAGGGTTTGTTGCTAATATATTGTGGCAAACCCTATAATATTTAAACTATATAAAAATGGCATTTAAAATGAGCGGGCCTCCTTATAATATTGATAATACACCAATATATAGTAGAGGTATGGATGGAAACATTCTTGGTATGGCCCAATCAAATGGAACTATACTTGTAAACAAAGATGTTTCGCCATTAGAGTTGAAAAAGAACAGAACAGTAGAGCATGAAAAAATACATATTAATCAAATGAAAAGGGGAGATCTTGATTATGACGATGATAATGTATTTTGGAAAGGTAAGAAATATCCAAGGTCAAAAATGCAGGAAGGATCAAAAAAACTTCCGTGGGAGATTGAAGCTTATAAAAAGCAATAAACTTGCGTAATAATAATAATATAACTTTAATCTAATTTATTATGAAAAATTTATTATTAACAATCGTTTTTGTTTTAGGGTGTGTACAAGTTAATGCTCAAAAAATGTCAAAGAAATTCTTAGAAGGAACATGGATACCAGAAACGTATGCATCAGAACTTACATTCTCAGGAACAACTAAGAAAACTTTCAAAGTAGAAATGACAACAAGCGATGAAGAAAGGGAGTCGCTTAAAGTGATTTCTTACAATTTTCAAAAAAATAATTTTTATTTAAAGTCCTTGTACGAACCAACTAATTGGGAATGTCTTGGTGTATTTACAATAATAGACGAAAATACAATTGCTGTTGATTACATTAGTGAAGCTTCTGCAGTTGTAATATACAGAAGAAAACAACAAAACAACTATTAAAAAAAAACAAAAAATGGCTTACAAACAATCTCCAGGCAGAATGGCTATGGCTAAAACAGGTAGAGGAATTTCTCCTGCTTTGATGGGAAAATGTGGTTCCCCAATGAAACAAACTCAAGACCCCGATTTAACAAGAAAAGGGGCTGAATCTCGTAAAAAAGTATTAGCAAGTGCTCCAAAAAGAACTGGCGAAAAAGACCCACAAGGAATAAAAGTAGATCCTACTACGGGTAAAGCGGTGGCTAAAGCTTATGAAAAAAAATACGAAGCAGGTAAACCAGGTCAAAAAGACAGAGTTTTAGACTCTAAAGGTAAAATTGTTAAAGAAGCAAAAAAGCCTACTAGAACTGGCGAAAAAAACAATGCAGAGCTTAGAAAAGAGTTTGTTAGAGATAGCGCAAATACTATGAATTCTAGAAATAGAAATGCTAGATTCTACAATGTACAGGCAGGAAAAGAAAAACCTAATGCTGCAGAAGCACGTAGTGGACAAAACAGAGGATTTTTCGCAAGATAAATAAATTATGAATATATCTAAAACAGGCTATAAGAAAAATAGCAAAGACAAAAACAATCCTTATAATATTATACCAAGTGGTAATATAACAATGGAAGGAGTAGAGTTTGATGTTTTGGGCATAGACAATTTGGGTAATAAAAAAACAATGAAGCCAGGGAATAATTATGTGTTCCCTGGTAATGTTGTTTTAGAAATACCTATCAAGAAGGAATCTTTATATAAAAAGTACTTTTCAAAAAACAAATAGCAGGTGGGAGGTAAGGTATCTCACGGGTCTCATAAGCCCGCTAAAACTGGTTCGACTCCAGTACGTTGCTACTAATATTAATATACAAAATAAAATAAATGGGACAATACGGTAATCAACCAGATTTTGCTACGAGAGTAGACACTATTTCAGCATATCCTACTAATGATATAAGATCAGCAGCTATATATATTGGAGCTGTAACGGATCCAGATTTAACAACTACGTCTATAACTGTTAGACCGGTAGGTAATATTGCAGATGTTACATTCACAGGATTAACTAGTGGTAGTTTTTTACCTGTTATAGTTACATCAATAACCTCTGCTGTTAACATCCCTGTTGGCAGCGTTTTATTAGTATACTAATATGATAGGGTTAGGCTTATCTATAGGTTGGAAAGATAATTCAGGAGGTGGAGGAAGTGCATACGATGCAGATTATCAAGCTGTGTTGAATAGAGCTATTGCGCTTGGTTATAATTTGCCTAATTCTTCCCAGCAAGTTAAACAAAATCAATTGGTTTTAGATTTAAAAGCAGGGGGCATATGGACTAAACTTGACGTATTATATATTTTTGCAAATAATGGTGGACAAGATTTTGGAACGTTAAATTGGAAAGCGCCTACATTAAATCAATCAACTTTAATTAACTCTCCAACTTTTACAACTAATCAAGGATTTCAAGGTAATGGAACAAGTAGTTATATTGATACCAATTTTAATGCGGTTACTCAAGGAGTTAATTATGTTCAGGATGATGCAAGTAGATATTTATATTTATATACCGCAAGTGGAACTGGAGCTTTAGATGGTAAATCAGTTGTTTCTATTAATAATATGACAAGAGCTTCTACTGGTAATCAAAGAATTAATCAAGGTGCAACTGGATTGACTGGTGGTTCATTTAATTTTACAGCTATTCAAGAAATGAAATCAATACATCGTACAAATTCTACAAACGTAGAGTTGTTTAATGCTACAACGCAAACAAGTAGAACAGCAACATCGGCAAGTATGAATAGTAATAATCAATTTGTTTTACGTTCTGGTGCAGTATATGGAGCACATACAATATCAATGTATGCAAATGGTGCTTCTTTGGTAGCTGAAAATACAGATTTTGTAAATGCGTTTAACACTTATATAACTTCTTTATAATATGTTAGTACTACACCCAAATACAGAACAATATACCGCTTTGAATGGGTATAAAAACAACGCTTCTGAGTTACTATTTGTAAAAGATGGTAGCAATAGGTGGATAGTTGGCCTTGAAGTTCTAAAAGATTCTAATTTTTTAGAAATTTATGACCAACTTAATGAGTTAGAACGTATTGAATACACACCTATTGTATAGGAAATATAAAAAATTAACAATTAAATTAAATAAAATGGAAGTAGTAAAACAAATTACACAAGAACAATTAGAATTAATTTCAGGTCAGCACAAAGAATTAAACGATGCATTGGCTAATATAGGTTTATATGAGTCTCAAAAACATGCTATTCTACATAGATTAGCAGACATAAATAGAGCCATCGAAGAAACAAAAAATAAACTTCAAGAAGAATACGGGGCTATTAATATAAATTTAGCGGATGGATCTTATACTGAAATCAAACAAGAAGAGGTATAATGGATTCAGTAGTTAGAAAAATAAGTATAGGCACTAATTATAAAGATGATGCGATGCATTATTCCGTGGGTCAAGAGGTTTATGGGGGGCATCGTATATCCTATATACTATTAGATCATTCTGATAATTCTTACAATATTTATATAAAGAAGGAAGAAGAAGTGATGCCTTGGAAAAAGTTCAATTGCAATATGGCAATTTCGGTTGAATATGATTTAGAGTATTAATGAACATGACAGCTGTATTCGATTTTATAATCAAACCAGTAGGGTCTAGATATAATAATAGCGTTGATATTGACGGTAAACAACTTATTGTAAACACAAGAATAGAAAGCTTTAAATCAGTTAACAAATTGGCAGAAGTGGTTTCAATACCATTAGCTATAGAAACTGATATAAAAGTTGGAGATATTATTGTAATACATCATAATGTGTTTAGAAGATTCTACGATATTAAAGGCAGACAAAAGAACAGTAGATCTTATTTTAAAGAGGATTTATATTTTTGTGCACCTGATCAGATATACTTATATAAACGGGATAACGAATGGCAATCTTTTGGAGATCGTTGTTTTGTAAAACCCGTAAAGAATAAAGACCAATTTAAGATGTCAAAAGAACAAAAGCATATTGGAATACTAAAATATGGTAATGACTCTTTAAACAAGCTTAAAATCAATCCTGGTGATCTTGTAGGGTTCAAACCTTTTGGAGAGTTTGAATTTATAATAGATGGCCAGAGATTATATTGTATGAAATCTAATGATATTGTAATTAAATATGAATATAAAGGAGACGAAGCAACAGATAATCCAAGCTGGGCACAAAGCAGTATTGGAATTAATAAAAGTAGCGGAGGAAGCAATTCTTGATAATGGCGAAGATGATTTATCAGCCGATAAATTGAAGAATGCAGCGGCTACAAAAAAGTTAGCTATATTTGATGCGTTTGAAATATTAAGCAGGATTCAAGAAGAAGAAAGAATGATAGAGGAATCCGAAAAGCAAACAGAAACAAAAGTGTTTAAAGGTTTTGCAGAGGGGAGGTCTAAATAATGTACGAACAAAATTTATACCAAATACTTGACAACCATATAAAACCAAGTGTAATAAAACAAAAAAACCGATTTAATAAATGGGAGTACGGATATAACAAAGAGCATGATGTTGTTGTTATAAGTCGCACTGGTAAGATTGGTGAAATATATGAAATACAGAATCTTAAAATAGCTTTGCCTTTTATAGAGAAAGCTTATAAACGATCTGACAAGAAAGAAGAACAATATTGGGAACAATCAGAATTCCCAAAAGAGCTTTCTAGAATTAAAAATGTATTTGATTGGAATAAATATCCAGACGTGTTTAAGGAACGTTGGTACGATTATATTGACCAAGAGTTTAAACATAGAGAAGAAGGTTTTGGATTTTATAATAATGGAAAACCCACATATATAACAGGTACACACTATATGTACTTGCAGTGGAGCAAGATAGATGTAGGTGCTCCCGATTTTAGAGAGTCTAATAGACTTTTCTTTATATTTTGGGAAGCTTGTAAAGCAGATGATAGATGTTATGGAATGTGCTATTTAAAGAATAGACGTTCTGGATTTTCATTCATGTCCTCTGCGGAATTAGTTAATCAAGCAACAATATCTAGTGATGCCCGTTTTGGTATATTATCAAAGTCTGGAGCCGATGCTAAAAAGATGTTTACTGATAAGGTTGTTCCTATATCAATAAACTATCCTTTCTTTTTTAAACCTATCCAAGATGGTATGGATAGACCTAAAACAGAATTAGCATATAGAATACCGGCGTCTAAACTTACGCGTAAGAAATTAGATACAAATGAGAAACTAGAAGAGCTTGATGGATTAGATACAACAATTGACTGGAAAAATACCGGAGACAATAGTTATGATGGTGAGAAGTTAAAACTTCTAGCACATGACGAAAGTGGTAAATGGGAAAGACCAGACAATATATTAAATAACTGGAGAGTTACAAAAACATGTTTAAGATTAGGGTCCAAGATCATAGGTAAATGTATGATGGGTTCTACTTCGAATGCATTAGATAAAGGAGGAGAAAACTTTAAGAAACTTTATTACAATTCAGATGTTACAAAAAGAAACCGCAATGGACAGACTAGCTCAGGACTATATAGTTTGTTCATACCTATGGAATGGTCGTACGAGGGATTCATTGATACTCATGGCTTACCTGTCTTCGACACTCCAGAAAAACCGATAAAAGGTGTTGATGGTAAATGGATTGATGCGGGAGTTATCGAACACTGGCAAAATGAGGTTGAAGGCTTAAAATCTGACTCTGACGCTTTAAACGAATACTATAGACAGTTTCCAAGAACAGAACAGCATGCTTTTAGAGATGAGGCTAAACAAGCTTTATTTAATCTTACTAAGATATATGAGCAGATTGACTACAACGACGATTTAAGACATTCTAGTGTATTAACAAGAGGTAGTTTTCAATGGGAGAATGGGATACAAGATTCTAGGGTTATGTTCTATCCAAATAAAGACGGTAGATTCCTTATTAGCTGGGTTCCCGATAAATTCTTACAAAACCGCGTAATAATAAAAGATGGTATGAAATATCCAGGTAATGAGCACTGCGGTGCCTTTGGTTGTGATAGTTACGATATATCAGGAACAGTAGATTCTAGAGGATCTAATGGTTCATTACACGGACTTACTAAGTTTACAATGGAAAACATACCTGTTAATCACTTTTTTTTAGAATATATTGCTAGACCACAAACAGCTGAGATATTTTTTGAAGAAGTATTAATGGCTTGCGTATTTTACGGAATGCCTATACTTGCAGAGAATAACAAAGCTAGGCTTTTGTATTATTTCAAGAGAAGAGGTTATAGAGGTTTTTCAATGAATCGTCCGGATAAAACGTGGAATAAATTATCACCAACAGAAAAAGAGATTGGAGGTATACCTAATTCAGGACAGGATATTATACAAGCACATGCTGCTGCTATAGAAACATATATTGAGAATCATGTTGGTATTCAAGGAGATAATTGGGGATCCATGTATTTCCAACGTACCTTGAATGATTGGGCTCGATTTGATATTAGCAATAGAACAAAGCATGATGCATCTATTAGTTCTGGATTAGCAATAATGGCGTGTAATAAACACATGTATTCTCCTGTATATGAAACGACTAAACAGTCAATTCCACTAAACTTTAAGAAATACGACAATAACGGCAATACTTCAAAAATAATACGATAAATGATTTATACTAACAGTAATAGTTCTTTCCCAAGCCAGGTAGTACCTGATAGCGTAAAAGAGTCTCTAGAATATGGAGCTTTAGTAGGTAGAGCTATTGAAAACGAATGGTTTAGGGGAGACAGAGTAGGAGGAGCGGGAAACGATAGGTTTGGCTCTAACTGGCAAAACTTTCACAGATTAAGACTTTACGCTAGAGGCGAACAACCAATGCAAAAATACAAAGATGAATTATCCATTAATGGAGATTTGTCTTATCTTAATTTAGATTGGAAACCTATACCGATATTAGCTAAATTTGTGGACATCGTAGTAAATGGTATATCTAACAAGAGTTACAAAGTAAAAGCTTATGCTCAAGATCCAGCTTCTACAAAAGCAAAAACTGATTATGCCGCTGGTATACTTAGAGATATGATGGCTAAAGATCTATTAGATGAAATACAAAACAAATTAGGTTCAAACTTATATAACTCATCGGATCCAAGCAACTTGCCAGAGAGCAAAGAAGAATTGGAAATGAGATTGCAGTTAGATTATAAGCCATCGATAGAAATAGCAGAGGAAGAAGTTATTAATCAAGTATTGGCTACTAATAAATATGATTTAATAGCTAAGAGGTTAAACTACGATCTTACGGTAATTGGTATCGGATGTGCTAAAACGTCATGGAATCCTGCTAATGGAATTGTTATTGATTATGTAGATCCAGCTTGTTTGGTTTATTCTTATACAGAAGATCCAAACTTTGAAGATGTTTATTATGTTGGAGAAGTAAAAGCTATAAGTCTTGAAGAATTAAAAAAACAATTTCCTCAATTATCAGAAGATGAATTAAAGAGGATAGAAAAATATCCTGGAGATATGAATTATATTCGTAACTATCCAGGTCAAAGCAATGATAATACAACAGTACAAGTACTATATTTTGAGTATAAGACATATTCAAACCAAGTATTTAAAATAAAACAAACAGAACAAGGGTTAGAAAAAGCTATTCAAAAAGATGATAGTTTTGATCCACCTGAGAATGATAATTTCAAAAGAGTTTCTAGAAGTATAGAGGTATTATATTCTGGAGCTAAAATTCTAGGCTACGAACAAATGTTAGAATGGAAATTAGCTGAGAATATGACACGTCCTTATGCTGATACGACTAAGGTACAGATGAATTATACTATCTGTGCGCCAAGAATATATAAAGGAAGAATAGAATCATTAGTTAGCAGAACAATCACGTTTGCTGATATGATACAACTAACGCATCTTAAATTGCAACAGGTGTTATCTAGAATGGTTCCAGATGGAGTATTCGTCGATGTTGACGGATTAGCTGAAGTTGATTTAGGTAACGGCACAAACTATAATCCAGCGGAAGCTCTTAATATGTATTTCCAAACGGGGTCTATTGTAGGTAGATCAATGTCTCAAGACGGAGGTGTTAATCAAGGTAAAGTTCCTATTGTAGAATTACAATCATCAAACGGGAATGCTAAGATCCAAGCTTTGATAGGTACTTATCAATATTATTTACAAATGATACGTGATGTTACCGGTCTTAATGAAGCTAGAGATGGAAGTACTCCAGATAGAGATGCTTTAGTAGGATTACAAAAGATGGCGGCTGCAAATTCAAATACTGCAACAAGGCACATAAAAGACGCGAGTTTATATTTAACATTAAGAACATGCGAAAACATTTCGTTACGCGTTAATGATTCTTTAAACTTTCCATTGACTAAGCAGTCTTTAATAGAGAGCATTTCGTTATTTAATGTTGAAACTTTAAAAGAGATTGAAAATCTTAACTTACATGACTTTGGTATATTCCTTGAATTAGAACCAGAGGAAGAAGAAAAAGCGGCTTTCGAAAAGAATGTACAGATAGCTTTACAGTCTGGAGGAATAGATTTAGAAGATGTTATTGACTTAAACAGAATTAATAACATTGACTTAGCTAATCAAGCTCTTAAATATAAAAGAAGAAAGAAACAAGAAAGAGATCAAGCTGTTCAACAAGCTAACATTAAAGCACAAGGAGAAGCTCAAGCTCAAGCATCTGAAGCGGCTGCTATGGCAGAGGTACAAAAGAGAGAAGCAATTGCTCAAACTGAAATTCAAATATTACAAGCAAAAGCTAATTTGGAATTACAAAGAATGCAACAAGAATTACAGAATAAAAAAATATTGTTAGCAGAGCAATTCAAGTATGATTTTGAATTAGGTAAAATGCAAGTAGATATTGCTAATGAAAAGTTAAGTCAAGCAGAAGATCGTAAAGACCAGAGAACTAAGATACAAGCAACACAACAATCAGAGTTAATTGAACAAAGAAAGAATAATACTTTGCCAAAAAACTTTGAAGATCAAGGGGCTAGTGAGTTTGATTTAGCTCTTATGTAAAAAAAAAATATTAACCAATTTTATATTATTATATTATGTCAGAGAACGTAAAACAAGAAGGAAGTTTTAAAATGCAAAAACCAAAACCTGCTGCAAGAAAATTAAACAAACCTGTAGAGGTTACAAAAATTGATTTAAGAACACCTAAAGAAAATACTGATGCCATTCAAGAGCAAGTCACAAATGAAAGCGTGCTACAGTCAGAACAGCCCCAAATGGGATTGCAAGAAGTGGAGCAAGGAAACGCCAAACAAGAAGTCGTTACCATTAAAATTGAAAACGAAAAAGAAGTAACGGAAATTAATCAACAACCTGTTGCGGTTATACAAGAAATCTCGAATGAAGAAATAAACGCTTCATCTGCAGAACTTGAAGCTGAAGCTGTTGAAGCATTCAATGAGCTAGAGAAAACCGGAAGACAATTACCGGAGAACATCGAAAAGCTTGTATCTTTTATGGAGGACACAGGTGGTACCGTTGAAGACTACGTTAGATTGAATGCAGATTATTCAAATATTAATAATGAAGTATTATTAAAAGAATATTATAAAAAAACTAGACCTCATCTTAATGAAGAAGAAATTGAATTCCTAATGGAAGACAGATTCTCTTATGATGAAGATGATGACGATGAGCGAGATATCCGTAAAAAGAAACTCGCATTTAAAGAAGAAGTTGCAAAAGCTAAGGGGTTTTTAGAAGATCTAAAAAGTAAATATTATGAGGAAGTTAAGTTACGACCTAGTATAAATAAGGATCAACAAAAAGCACTTGACTTTTTCAATAGATACCAAACAGAGCAGGAAATTGTGGAAACACAACATTCTAAATTTAAGAGCGACACAAAGAATTTTTTCTCTCAAGATTTCAAAGGTTTTGATTTCAAATTGGGTGAAAAGAATTTTAGATATGGAGTTCAAAATACAGAAGTTGTGGCAGATAAACAATCAAACATTACCAATCTAGTCAAGAGGTTCTTGAACGATAAAGGGGAGGTTACAGATTTGAAAGGTTATCACAAAGCAATGTATGCTGCAGAAAATGTAGATGCTTTAGCTAATCATTTCTATGAGCAAGGTAAAGCTGATGCCGTTAAAGAGATAACCGCAAAATCTAATAATATATCTGCTACGCCTAGACAAACGGCATCTGGCGAGATATTTGTTAATGGATTTAAAGTTAAAGCAATTAATGGTGTTGATTCTACGAAATTAAAAATAAAAAGTAAATTTAACAACTAAAATTAAAAAATTATGGCAGATGTAACGCCTCAATTTGGGTCGATTAAACCGTCTCAAAAACAACAAGCTTTAGATACAAACTATTTAAACTTTACAGATCCCGCTAACGCGAATTTTGTATCTTTTGCAGAACAATATTTACCAGAAATATATGAGTCTGAAGTAGAACGCTACGGAAACAGAACTCTTTCTGGATTCTTACGTATGGTAGGAGCTGAAATGCCTATGGCTTCAGATCAGGTTATTTGGTCAGAACAAAACAGATTACACATTGCTTATACAGGTGTTGATGTTGTAAGTGCTGCGGCAAATACATTACTTATCCCTGTTGACTTAACTCCAGCTGATCCAAAAAATTTCGTACAAAACGTTATTTCTATTAATCAGACTATCGTTATTATGAATCCTACTACAGGATTAGAAGTAAAAGCTGTAGTTACCGCTAGTAATATTACTACTGGTGCTTTAACAGTTGCTCCTTATACTGCTGCTACTTTAGCTGCTGCTGGATTCACAGATGCAATGGATGATTTAAAGATCTTCGTTTATGGTTCTGAATATAGAAAAGGATCTACGTTAGCTAATGATTCTTACACAAGCATCGAACCATCATTCACTCAGTTCAATAACTCTCCAATTATTATCCGTAATAAATATGTAGTTAATGGATCGGATACAGCTCAAATCGGGTGGGTAGAAATTGCTACTGAAGACGGAGCTGGTGGATATATGTGGTACTTAAAAGCAGAGTCTGAAACAAGATTACGTTTCGAAGATTACTTAGAAATGGCAGTTGTAGAAGGCGAGTTGGCTGCTACTGGCTCTGCTGCTTTAACAGCTGGTAAGAAAGGTACGCAAGGTTTATTCGCTGCAATTGAAGAAAGAGGTAACGTATTAAACAACTTTACTGCTGCTGCTGGACTAACTGAATTTGATTCTATCTTAAGAAACTTAGATACTCAAGGAGCTATTGAAGAAAACATGCTTTTCTTAAACCGTCAAACTTCATTAGATTTTGATGATATGTTAGCTGCTTTATCTTCTGGTGCTGCTGGAGGGGTTGCTTACGGTTTATTTGAAAACTCAGAAGAAATGGCATTGAACTTAGGTTTCTCAGGTTTCCGTAGAGGGTCTTATGATTTCTACAAAACTGACTGGAAATACTTAAACGACGCATCGACTAGAGGGGGTATGACTAAATCAGCTATTGATGGTGTATTAGTACCTGCTGGAACTTCTACAGTTTACGATCAAGTATTAGGTACAAATATTCGTAGACCATTCTTACATGTTCGTTATAGAGCTTCTCAAGCTGACGATAGAAGAATGAAATCTTGGGTATTAGGTTCTGTTGGTGGTGCATATACATCTGATTTAGATGCAATGGAGGTTAACTTCTTGTCTGAAAGATGTTTATGTGTACAAGGTGCTAATAACTTCGTGTTATTCACTTCAGTATCCTAGTCTAACAATTAGTGTAGATTTTACCCTCGTTGAAATTACGAGGGTAATTTTTACTCTTTTTTACTCTTCAAATTAAAAAATAATTAATTATATCATATTATGTCAAAAGAAAAAACAACTCCACAAACAGGTGGAGACACGTGGGAAGTTAAAGACCGCACTTATCTATTAATGGGACCGCATAGTCCATTAACTTATACAATATCATCAAGACACTCTAGAAGGTTCCCATTGTTATGGTTTGATCCAGAAACAAAAGAACAAAGAGAATTGAGATATGCAACAAATCAGAATTCGCCGTTTGTAAGCGAACAAAAAGGAGAAGCTACTCTTGGACACATTATGTTTAAGAATGGTGTTCTTACAGTTTCAAAAGATCAACAAAATTTACAAAAGCTATTATCTCTTTATCATCCAATGCTAAATAGAAAGTATAGAGAATTTGATGCTGTAGTAACTGCTATAGACGAATTAGATTACTTAGAACTAGAATTAGAAGCTATGACAGCTGCCTCAGGTATGGATGTTGATCAAGCAGAATCTATTTTAAGAGTTGAATTAGGATCTAAAGTTTCTAAAATGACATCTAAAGAAATAAAAAGAGATTTACTAATATTTGCTAAAAGAAACCCTGGGTTATTTTTAGATTTAGTTAACGATGAAAACATTCAACTTCGCAATTTCGCTATTAAAGCATGTGAAGCAAACATTATAAAGCTATCGCAAGATCAACGCGATTTCAAATGGGCAGCTAATGGTAAAAAACTAATGACTGTACCTTTTGATGAAAATCCGTATTCGGCTATGGCTGCTTTTTTCAAAACAGATGAGGGGATAGAGGTATTCCAGTCTATTGAGAAAAAATTTCAATAACACGTAATACTAATATTAGGGCGGCTATTGCGTAATAACGCGGTAGCTGCCTAAATATTATAATAAAAACAAACAATGGCAATAAACGTAGATACAGTTTACAAAACAGTACTTTCTATTCTTAATAAAGAACAGAGAGGCTATATGACTCCAGATGAGTTTAACAAAGTAGCAACACAGGTTCAATTAGAAATATTTGAATCTTATTTTGATGATTTAAACCAACAATTAAGGATTCCTCAATCTAATACGGAATATGCCGATAGACAAAAGAATATAGACAGTATGTTATCTATATTCAAAACATTTGGCTCCTGTACTAAACCCGGGGGAACAGACTATTTTGTAGTACCTTCTAATCTACACAAGTTAGGTACCGTTATATATAAAGATGAAATAGAAATAGAAAGGGTTCAAAAAGATCAATTGATATATCTTAATTTATCACCTCTTACAAAGCCAACAAAACAATTTCCAGTATACTTATATGAGAATGCCACATTAGGAGTTGTAGGTACAGCAGCAACATTGCCTCGTATATATGTTCATCCAAAAGATATAACATTAGCCGCGGATATAAGTGTTTCTTATATTAGAAAACCGGTAGATGTTGTGTGGGGTTATACTGGTATAGGTGGAGTTACTTGGACAAATGGACCATACATATATTCTGCTAGTAATTCTGTTCAATTTGATTTAGACTCAGCAGAACAAACTAATGTTATAACTAAGATATTATTATATGCTGGTGTTATAGTAAGAGACCCTGAGATTGTACAAATAGCAGCTCAAAAATCACAACAAGAAGAAAATAACTCTAAAAACTAAAATATATGCCAATGCCTAATGGCGGTTTAATTACCGAAACAAATAGACAATATTACGAAGGTGTTCAAAGTTTTGTAGGAGATGGAGTAACTTCTGTTTTCACTACAACATTCAATACTGACTTAGTTTTTTATTCCTATGATCCCAATGCCGAGAATTATCCATTAAATAACTTTAAACTTTATGTTAGCGTAACAGGAGGATTGCCTGGGTCGTTTGAAGAATATACAGATGAATACACTGTTGTTGGTAACTCAATAGATTTAATGGGAGTTATCCCAGGAGTCAGCGATGTATTTGTTGTTCAATTAAAAATATTAACAGGTGGTAACTACGGCGACGAAGATGCTTTTGGAAATATTGTAGAAGAGAACTATGGAGGATACCAATACACAAAGTTAAGTGATGTAATAAATAGTTTTATTGTTGCTTACGTTGGTAATGGCAAATTAATACCAGATGTAAAAAGAACAGATGTAATATTCCATGCTAAGCGAGCTATGCAGGAATTTAGTTATGATACATTGAAAAGTATCAAATCACAAGAGTTAACTATCCCTCATTCTTTAAGTGTTGTATTACCGCAAGATTACGTAAACTATGTAGGTGTTTATTGGATCGATAGACAAGGCGTAAAGCATCCAATCTATCCAGCTAATAACTTAACTTCTAATCCGTCAGAAGCTCCTTTACAGGACGACAGAGGAGTTCCCACGCAAGATCAATTTAATAACAACATCGAAACTGAACCAATAATAGAAGAAAGATGGAGAAGAGCTAGTACAGACTTGTTAAATGGCACATACCTAGCTAATGGTTGGGGAGCAGATAATGATTTTGGTGGTTGGTATTATGGAATGGATAATTTCGGAGCTGTAGGTAGACAATATGGATTAGACCCACAATATGCGCAAGGCAACGGATGGTTTACTATAAATGACAGAGAGGGTAAAATGTCTTTTTCTAGCAATCTACATAAGATGATAATTACATTGGATTATATATCAGATGGATTAGCGTATGATTTAGATTCTAGAGTACCTAAAATGGCAGAAGAAGCAATGTATGCTTATATACTACACGCAATAGTATCTACAAGAAGAGATTCACCAGAATATCTTGTACAAAGATTGAATAGAGAAAAGTTTGCTAAATTAAGAAATGCTAAAATACGTTTATCTAATATCAAGTTACATGAGATTGTACAGGTTATGAGAGGTAAATCAAAATGGATTAAACACTAAAATATAATGGCAGAAATTAAAAATAATTTTACTGGAGGAAAAATGAATAAAGATCTCGATGACAGGTTAGTTCCTGAAAACGAGTATCGAAATGCTGTAAATTTGCAAATAAGTAAGTCAGAAAATTCAGATGTTGGCGCAATGCAAACAGTTCTAGGCAATAGTCTATTAGTTGATTTTAACGAATTAATTGATGAGACTGGGCTTGACTGTATTGGACAGACAATAGACTTATCCAATAATGTAGGTTATTTTTTCTTAACAGATTATACAGACACAACCGGAACAAACCAATATTCTCCAACTGCTAAAAATTATATATTCACATATAATTTCGGTACCAATGTTGCTACTAAATTAGTATCCGGAGCATTCTTAAATTTTTCAATAACAAATCCTATAATTGGGGTAAATTTATTAGAGAATTTATTGTTCTGGACAGACAATAGGAATCAGCCAAGAAAAATAAATGTAGATACAGCTTTTAGTACTCCAGATTATTATATAACAGAAGATATGATATCCGTTGCTAAATACTATCCATATAAACCAATAGAGCTTTGGCAAGAAAGTGAGGAGGCTCCTGAAAGTTACGAAACAACAATGAAGGATGTTTCATCATTATATTATCCAGATGGAGGAGAATGCTTTACCGATGGCGCTACCGGAATGACCGATACATTTACTATCAAAGGTATTACAGGAGTAATAACTCCTGGAGCAGATGTGGGATATATTGATGGTACAGGGGAAATTATTCCTCGCGATGTAACAATTGTTAGTTTTAATGAAATTACTACAGAAATAACTTTATCAGGAGACGTGGATTTTGATGATAATACTCAATTGGTATTTTCGATTAATCCATATTATGATCCAGCGTTTCCAGGGGATCCTGACTATTTAAAAGATAAGTTTGTAAGATTTTCATATAGATTCAAATTTGATGATGGTGAATACTCTTTAATAGCGCCATTCACACAAATAGCGTTTATACCACAGCAAGATGGTTACTTTACATACAATGCGGACTTCAACATTGATGATGAAGAAGCCACTTACAGAAGTACTGTTGTTGCTTTTATGCAGAACAAAGTAACCCAAATAAAATTAGTTATACCATTGCCTATTGGAAAATCTTTACTTCAAGAAGATTTAAAAATCACTGAATTAGATATTCTATACAAAGAATCTGATGGGTTATCTATAAAGGTATTAGATACATTAACTATAGAAACAATCGAAGATCAGGTTGAAGGAGGAGAAGATTATTTTTTATATACTTACAGTTCTAAAAAACCATATAAAACATTACCAACAACAGAAACTACTAGGGTATATGATATAGTTCCTGTAAAAGCTCTTGCTCAAGAGGTTATAAGTAATAGAGTTGTTTATGGTAATTACCAAGACAAGCACACTCCATTACCCACTAACGTAAGGTTAGACTACAATGTAGCTGTGTCTACTAAATACGATTTTGATACCGTAAATGGTTTTACTAGTTATATTGAATACCCTAACCATAGTTTAAAATGTAATAGAAGTTATCAGGTGGGAGTTGTTTTGGCTGATAAATTTGGAAGACAGTCCACTGTATTATTATCTAGCAATACAGGGGCAGTAGTAGCAGAAGGCCAAACATTTTCTGGATCAACTGTATATGCCCCATATATAACAGAGTCTATTGATCCTATGACTTGGCCTGGTAATTCATTAAAAGTAATATTCAATCAGTTAATTCCAGCTGATCCGCAGTTTTCATCTGCTTATCCAGGGGTATATAACGGCGATCCATTATCGGCAGACTATAATCCTCTTGGATGGTATTCATATAAGATTGTTGTAAAACAAACAGAACAAGATTACTATAATGTTTATCTGCCAGGAGTAATGGCGGCCTATCCAGATGATATAGCTAAGGAAATAGGAAAAACATCTCATGTCGTATTAATAAACGATAATATAAACAAAGTGCCGCGAGATTTATCTGAAGTTGGACCTTTGCAAAAGCAATTTAGGAGCAGTGTTAGATTATTTAATAGAGTAAATCCAATAGAGAGAAGCTTTGTTATTGATCCGAATAATGTACAGTATTACCCAGGCAAAACATCAATGATAGTTAGTACTATTGCCGACAATGTAGAGCTGTTTAATGGAGATGGCACAGCTGCTCCGTTTATTCCTTCTCCATACTTTTATAGCGTACAATCTAATCCATTAATAGGGCGAATATCAACAGTAAAACAATTTGGTGTTGTAGCAAGTGGTCCAGGACCTGACTATACTGTATACATGAATTTAGGTATTGCTGAAACAGCTCCTACAGAATCGTTATTAGATATATTTTGGGAGACTACAACTACGGGATCTGTTATAGAACTAAATGAGGCTATTGCTTCTGGTTCAGGAGGAGATATTAGACTAAGTGATTGGAATACAACTAGTTTTGATGAAGGAATAGCTATTGGGGCAAATGTAGTTACAGGTGGTTTTGCTTTAGTAGATCAAGCGGGTATACCTATTGATAATGACCCTCAAATAATTACAGGTTTAACGATGACGGTAAATACTTTAGGCATCTATGGAACAGACGTTACTTCATATTTTGATCTAATACCGGATCCAGCATACCCAATAACATCTCCAACTCCAAGATGGTTTATAAAAACTAAAGCGGCTTTTTATAACAATGTTTACTTTAGAGGAGGCGCTGAATCCCAATTAAATAATTTTGTTTTTACATTTATAGCTACGGTAAGTGGTTTAGATAGAACATTATCTAGAACAGCAATATTAAGAAATGTTGATCCTATTGTAATCGATCCACCTGCTCCAGGAGAAATAATAGTTAGTAATCCTACTGTTACAGATTTAGTTGCGTTAGAGGGTCAAAATGGGTGTATAAATCCAGCTTTAGCAAATGATCCACCATTGACATGGACATTATTAAGTGCTACCAATTTAGGTGGTACTCCGGTTCCTTCTGGATATTTTACTGTTAATAATTCTATACAAAGTAATTCAATGGAAGGAATGTTGTATAATAGTTATTATCCTAATATATTACCAATTGGACCATATATAATTACAATGAGATTAACGGATGCTGGAGGCGTTGGTGATTCGACGGATACTACGTTTACTCTTAGATTAGGATTTAATCCCACGTTCGTTAGAGAGTATTCTTTTACTTCATCTTCTGGTAGAACAGAAAAATTTGTAATAATACAGGTGCCTTCTATAGGAGCAGATCCGTATACTCCTGGTTATTATGCGTATGCTAATAGTTGGGTAGACTTAATAAGTGGAGGAAGTGTTATTTTAATACCTAGTACGGGATATAGTTGCCCTAGCGGGTGGTTGTATAATTCTTCGGACTTAGCCTTGTTGATAACTGATACAAGACTTTGTATAGATCCATTGTCAACAACGCTGCCTATATCTACGACAATTACAACAACTGGGTATACTTTTTCTTTCTCTTAATATAGGGTAATTTATATAAAAATCAAGTAATAATAACTATATGGGCGCAATAATAGAAGTAAAATATTTCAATACATTTCTACTAAAGAAAACTACCAATTCTGATTATAAAGGAGAATGGGCCGGTTCATTGGGTATACCAGAGAGTTTAGGTGGATTTCCTAGGCCGGTTACTTTATCTACAGAAGAGCCATACAATTGGGTAATAGAAGAATCAAGAATAACAGGCGGATACAATAATACATCTGTTGATTTTGGAGTAAGAGCATATTTAGTAGAGGAAGAACCTAATGCAAATATAAGAGGCAACTCAATGATATATTCTGGAATATTTAATTCTAGAACTGGAGTAAACAATACGAATGTATTTTCCATAGGGGAAGAGATAACTAGAAGTTTAGATCCAGCGAGTGGATCAATTCAAAAGTTATATGCAGAAGATACCAACTTAATAATCTTTCAAGAGAATAAAGTAAGTAGATCTTTAATAGAAAAAGACGCTATATATTCAGCGGAAGGAGGAGGAACAGTTACTTCCTCAAATGCTGTAATTGGACAGAATATTCCTTATGCTGGTAATTATGGAATAAGTAAAGATCCACTTAGTTTTGCAGTATATGGTTATAGAAAATACTTTACAGATAGATATAGAAATAGTGTTTTAAGATTGTCTCAAGACGGAATTACAGAAATATCAGAATATGGTATGACAGATTTCTTTAGAGATACTTTTGGGACTATAAGCTCATCAGAATTTGGGCAGGGTAATATAATAGGTAGTTGGGATTCATATAATAAACAATATATGGTTTCTTTACAAACTAGTGAGATAAATCCAGCTCAATATTATACTACTTTAAATTTTGACGATACTGTAAATGGATTTACCAGTTTTTATTCTTTTAAACCAACAAGAATGTTCAGCGTTAGAGGTAATTTCTATTCTATAAATGGAGGATCCTTATGGGAACATTATGCACAAGGAGCATCAGCAGGAACTTTTTATGGGGTACAAACAAAGTCATCTATCACATTGATATTTAACAAAGATCCTGACATAAGTAAAAACTTTAAAACAGTAAACTACGAAGGCGATAACGGTTGGCAAGTAGATAGCTTTATAGGAGATACACAAAAATATGATTTTGGCAGTACTTTCTATAATTGGGGATCAAGCAATGATACTGTTGCTCAAATACCTAGTTATATTGCAGGTGCTTATGACACTAATGGTAATACATATCCTACGCTTTTAACTCCACCTATATATCGATATGGGTTTGAAAGGAAAGAGAATAAATACTACGCTAATTTAGTTAATAATAGTACTCCATTTAGTGGTGAGGTTATTTATGGCAGTCAAGTTTCTGGGATAAAAGGTAGATTTGCAACAGTTACTTTATCAACGGATAATATAACAAATGTGAACGGGCTTAAAGAGATATGGAGTGTGGGTACACAATATGTAATGTCAAGCTATTAAATATATGGAAAATAAAATTCAATTAAATCAAGAGCATCGGTTAATAAATACCGAGTTCATCAATAAGGTAGAACAGTTAGAATCCTCTATGCTAGCAATGGATAGCCTATTAATAGCAAAGGGGAATTCTGATATGTTTCCATTAAAGCATTCATTTTCTGAAGGAGTTTACATTAGAGAAATGTTTATGCAAAAAGATGGTTTTGTAATTGGTAAACTTTATAAAATATCCCATACGTGGTTTTTATTAAAAGGGGAAATTACAGTAGCTACTGACGAAGGAGTAAGTAATTATATTGCTCCTTGTTATGTGCATGCACCTGAAGGAACTAAAAGGGTTATACACGCTATAGAAGATACTATATTTGTTAATGTATATCCAAACCCTGAGAATATAACAGACATTGAAACATTGGAAAACATGTTAACATGTAAATCCTACGAAGAATATAAAGAATATAAACTTTTAAACGAATAGAGTATGAGTATGGTAGTAGCCGGTTGTATTGGAGCCGCAGCAGCAATATCGTCAGGAATCATTGGAGCCAGTAAAGCTAAAAAAGCTAGAAGAAGAGCAGAAAGAGACGCAGCTGCGAGAGCAAAAGAATTAGCTGCGTTAGAAAGATCTAGACAAGCGATAATAAATCCATACGAAGGAGTAAAAGACGTTAGCGCAATGGCTTCAAATCCTTATGCTAGTCTTGGTGTTGCAACGCAGGCAGCTGAATTTCAAGCAGAGCAAGCAGATATGTCTTTAGCTAATACTTTAGATACTTTGCAACAGACGGGATCAGGAGCAGGAGGTGCAACGGCATTAGCTCAGGCAGCATTACAAAGTAAGAAAGAAATTTCAGCTAACATTGAACAACAAGAAGCTGCTAATGAAAAACTTAGAGCTCAAGGAGAACAAGATTTACAAGCTATAAAAATGGCAGAAGCACAAAGAGTACAACAAGCTCAAGCGGCTGGTAAACAATTTATGTTTGATGTTCGTGAACAAAGAGAGGTTGCAAAAATGGATCGTGTAGCTGGTCAAATGTCAAACGCCCAAGCTCAAGCTGTACAAGCAAGAGCGGATCAGACAGGAGCGATAACAGGTATGCTCGGAAGTCTTGGATCAATAGCATCTTCAATGGGATCGGCTAGTATGTCAGCATCAGCACCAGCGCCTGCTTCTTCTGATATAAGATTAAAAAAGAATATTGAAAAAATTGGAGTATCTAATAGCGGAATAAATGTTTATTCTTTTGAGTATAAAGATAGCAAATATGGTCTGGGGAAATGGCAAGGCGTAATGTCTAATGAGATTACCGCTAACGCCGTATCAAAAGATAAAGATGGATATGACATGGTAGATTATTCATTACTTGATGTAGAATTTAAACAAATACAATAAATGGGAGCATACAGTAATCCACAAGCAATAATTGATACACAATCAGGAGAGCACATAAGAAACTTACAAAGCAATATTGCAGGTTCATTTTCTAATTTTGCTCAAAGTTATGCTAATAAACAAGAAGCTATAAAGAAAAAATTAGAAGAAAATAAGAAAAAATTAGACGATATAAATAGAGAAACAGAAGAATATTCTTTCGCTCTGCGTACTAATGTTTCTAAGATATCTAACGCTGATGATAAATTAAATGTAGCTGAAACATTTGAACCATTAATACAGGAAGCCGTAAAATTAAAATCCGGATTATTAAATAATTCTATAACAGGCAATGATAGACAGGTAGCTATGCAAAGATTATCTGATATCAATAACTCTGTCTCAAGCAGTTTTACTACAAGTTTAGGAGACATAGCCTCTTATGCGGAAGACGTTGATAACTTATTGATGAAGCCTATTGGAGATCCTGGTGGTTTAGCTCAAGATATGGATCCTAGCGATGTAAAAGCTCTTAGGATAATGCAAGGGAAATTAGGTGGTACAAAAAAAGCTGTATACAAAGACGGAAATCCTAACAACCTTGTTTGGGAAGTATACGATGGTAATGGTGCATTGGTAAAAGAATACTCTGCGTCTCAATTAAAGAAGATGAGTAATTTAGGAACAGAATTTATAAAAGTTGTTCCAGATAGAACAGAAAACAATGAAAGACTTAAATCTGCTAAACCTGATGTTTTTGAATTAGAAGCAACTAATGCAAAAGATCCAAACGCACAAAAACAATCTAACGGTCGTATAAATGAAGCTTTTTTAAAGAAAGACGCAAATGGTAATTTAGTTACTAAAGAAGTTGAACTTGGCGAAAAAGGGTCTGGTAAATTTAAACTTGTTATGGAACCAGATTTGGAAATGATTAGAACAGCATTGGATACTGACTTAACTTCTCAGATAGCCGGTATGACAGATGAAGAACTCATGCTGCATACAAACAATACTGTAAACAAATATCGCATTAAAGCTGGTTTAAAGCCAATATATTTAGATTCTGATGGTGTATTAGACGAAACTGAAAAAGCTCAAGCTGTTGACGCGTACAAAGACCATTTTGTTAATACACAAATAATGCGTGAACAAGTTGTATTAAGAGAAGATAATAGTACTTATATATATCAAAAAGAAGGAGCAACTACTCCGAAAGAAGCTAAACCTAAAAAAGAACCTAAAAAGACGGATGCTCAAAGATTAAAAGAATCTGTATTTGAAACGCCTCCTTCAGAAAGAGCAAAAAGCGGTGTTGGACAAGGCACAATAGTAAGTGGCCCTACTAAAAAATACAAGATAGCAGGCAAAGATGATGGTGGTAAAGTAGGTTATTGGTATGAAATTGATAAAGATGGTCTCATAATAGGCGACCCAGTACCTGAAGCTACGGTGAAAAAGCAAATTGGATATAAAAAACAATAACAATAAATTAAATTAAGTACCTATGTTTGAATACGTTGATAGTTTAGGACAAATATACACAGAAGACGATATAAACAAGATGGCAGCCGAGCAGAAAACCTCGGCTGATGCCATTATAAGAGGTAAGAAGTTAAAGCAGAAATCTACAAAGAATACTGTTACTCCTAAGCCAAAACAAAAAACGTATCCTTGGAGTGATGGTCAAACTAAAAAAGAACCTGGATTCTTAGATGAATTTAAGAAGAGCAGTAAAGCTAAGAAGACTAATATAAAAAAGAACACTGAGAAAGTATCAAACTTTGTTGGTAAACAAAATGATCTTAGTCAGTTTTATCAAGAAGATCCAATACAGGAGATCTTAAATCCAAAAAGCGAGTTAGAGAAAACTTTAGCTACATTGCCCGCTGGGCCTGTAAAACAAGATTGGGAAAAATTACAAGATAAAGAAGATGAAGTAGTTAATTATATAAAAAGCAAACCAATTGATTATGCTTTAATTGACAAATTATATAATGATGAGATCAACGATTCTCAGACCATCGACTATGTAAGAGAGGGTGCAAAAAACTTCTTTAATGATGTTGTATTGTCCCCTATATCTATGGTTGGTCAAGCTATTGGTGCTGATATAGATCTTACTATATCTCCGTTTAAACCATTAGAGCGCCAAAAGAAAGAAGCAATAGAAATATTATCTAAGACTAAAAAGAAAGGCGCTAAGGTAACAAATGAAGAAATAGATGCTCTTGCAAAAGATTTATTTTATAAAGAAAAAATATTAATACAAGAAGGCAAAGCTGCCGAAGAATATTGGGATGAACAACCATTGTATATAAGCGAAGTAGCAGAACAAAAGGAAAAGCTTAAAATACGAGCGGCTCAAGATGTATTGGTATCTTCTGATTTAGCTCGTCAACAGACAGTATTAGCTAAAACATATAATAATGATATAACTTCGTTTGAAAAATATGCAGAAGGATTCAAAGCAAAATATGATTCTGGGGATGTTACAGATGAAGAGATAGCTAAATATGAAGTAAGGAGAGAGAATGCTAAAAAGTCATTAGAAAGTTTAAAAGGAGTATATGATAATTTTCCTAAGTACATTGACAAAATAAAAAGTGATGAGGAAAAGTTAGAATATTTCAAGTATAATTATGAGGATGTTACCGCTAATTTGTCCCGACTCGCAGGAACAAGTCTTAATATAGTTGGAGGAACTGGTAAAATATTAGGATCTACAATAGAATATATAGAGGGAGATAAAGCTGGTCTTGGTGGATTACTTAGTGAAGCATCAGGTGATACAATAAAACTTGGTAATAAGATTAAAGAAGATACAAAGCAATATTCTTTTGAAGATGTTAACTCATTTTCAGATTTTGGTAAATATAGCTTTGGATTAATAGCTGAGCAATTGCCTGTATATGCATCAATGTATTTTGGCGGCAATTATGGAGCTGCCGCTGTATCGTTGGGATCTGGAGGACAAAAGATACAAGAGATGGAAGATGAAGTTGGTTTTGACTATGACTTAGGAACTAAACTATTAGCAGGTTATGGATTTGCTTTGGCTGAATTCGTTCCTGAAAAACTTGGTACACTTAGGATGTTTGACAACATGAAAAAGGTTATGTCTTCTATGGGTAGTCAGCCTCGAAAAATGTTTAAAGATAGCTTTATAAAATCAAGCTTATACACAGCGGGACTTGTTGGTGTTGAATCTCAAATAGAAGGTGGCACAGAAGTTGTTACAGAAGGTTTAGACATGCTTATTGATGAGCATTTGTTAGGAGTTAGTATTACTCCTTCTGATAGAGCAAAAAGATTTAAAGAGGCTTATGTGGCAGGAGCATTTATGGGGGGCGGAATGCAAATGGGTGGTGGTGTTTCAACATTAGTAGCAAAGGAATTAAAAAACTACGCTACTGCTCAAGAAATGGCTGCTAGTAAAAATATTATAGACCGTATAGATTATTTACAGAATGAACTACAGACTAATACAAGATTGTCTGGCAAAGAAGCTGATGAAATAAAAATAGAAATAAATAGATTATCTAATGAATCATTAAAGGTTATTGAAAACTCACGTGATCGTGTATATGATATGCCTGCTGAGGACATGACTGCTGTGTTGGAAATAAACAAAAAACAGCAAGATACTAAAGATGCTTATATTGAATTATCTCAATCAAACTTTTCACCTGAAATTAAGAAAGAGAAAGCTACTGAGTTAAAAGAACAGTTTAATGAACTTGAAAGACAAAGAGAGTTTCTATTGACTGGTAAATACGCTATGATAAATAAAATAGTTGGCAATAGAGCAATTATTAATAGTAGTGTTGAAAATATTAAAAAAATAGTAGCTGGATTAGGTGAAGAAAATATCAATAACAGAATAGGTGATCAAGGATCTATTGCTGTATTTGAGAATGTCGATGAATTAAAGAAGGCTTATAAAGAATGGGTTACTGTTGAAAATAATAATACTAAAAAAGCTATTGCTTCTGGTGAATTGCCGACTAATACGGCCATAAAATCAGACGAGCAAATAAACTCAGAAGTTGAAGAGGTTGCTAAATCTGATGGATTCAGTTTACCTAATGGTCAATCAGTTGTTAACTTAAGTGTAGCCTCAAGAACAGGAGCTATTAACGTTGCTCAACACGAATTCTTACATAAAGTATTGGCAAAAGCACTTAGCAATCCACAAGAAAGAAAAAAAGTTGTTAATGGATTCTTATCTGTTTTAACCAAGAAAGAAAGAGATGTTATACAAAAACGTATTAATGAGAACTATTTAGACAAGGAAACAGGGACAATAAAAGATGAAGATTTAGAAGAGTACTTTACAGCTTTCATCGATGCTATTGCTTATGGTGAAATTGGAGATAAAAACCAGATTAAAGATGTTCTTAGAAGAGCCACAAGACCTGTTCTTAGAGTATTACAAAAAATGGGTTTTACCAATGCTAAATTTAGCGAAGGTCGTGATTTCTATGATTTCTTAAAAAATTATCAATCAAACGCTAGTAAAGGTAGAATAAGTGAAAGATCAAAAAGTTTATTAGCTGGAGAGCCAGTATCTAGAGCTATAAGATATTCAAAGTCTATTGAAGAAAGAATGGACGATTTAGATGATCAATTAAATAATAATGAAATTGATTATGACACTTACGAAACCAAAATGGTTGCTCTTGAAAAGGAGGAAGCCGAGACTAAGCGTAAAGAGTATGAAGAAAAGAAAGCTGCTTTAGGTAAAGAACCAGAAACAAAGAAGACTGAGAAGAAAGAATCTAAGCCAAAAACAAAAGAAGTTACTGAAATAAGTGAGGCAGCGGCTAAAGCTAAAGCTAAACTAGACGCAATAGGTAATGATCCAAAAGGATTTAATCCTGGTAATCCGGCTATATATTCAGAACTTGATAAAATGGTTAAAGTTAAATCAAGAAACTGGCGAACTTCTAAAGGAACAATTATCGATTTTACAAATAAAGATAAAGGCGGACTTGATGGTTTTGATTTAGAAGAGATGGTTAGTTACGTTAGAACATCGATGATCCCTTATATAGCTAAATTTGATCCTTCAAAAAACAATAGCTTGTATGGTTATATAAATGCACAATATGCAAACCGTATGAAAGCGGCTTTAAAGAGTGGCGAAGTTGCTGATGTTGTGTTTACTGAAGATGTTACAGAAATGACTAAATTGGCAAATGAGGATGTTGAAGTAACAAAACCAACATTGCCAGAAAGAAAGCGTTTTCAAAATATATTAGAGTCTGGAGTATTTAGCCCCGATGTTCTTGATAACATTCAAGCAAAGATACTACCTATTGTTAGAACATTGAAATCAAAGATTAATGAGAAGACTACGTTAAACAGAACAGTAGCCCCGATTATAGAAGAAATAAGGGATGCAATGGGTAAACAAGCTGACATTGACATTAAGAAAGCAATGGGCGGTAAAGAAAATCAAGAGTTACAAAATTGGTTAATAACTAATAAAAAAACCGTTCTTGAAAATATGACCACTACTTGGTTGATGGGTAAAGATATGGGTAATAAAGTTGCTGGGGGCATGCCTTTTGCAATACAGAAAAGGATAAACGGCAGATGGCTTAATTATCCGGATTGGGTAGGAGAAAAAGTTGATCGAGAATCAGTTAATACGGACTTAGCTGGTAGAACTGCTGGGCATGAGTTAGTTAGAAGATTGCCCGAGGTAAATAAGAATGTTTCTACCATGGAATATCTATCATCTATTATAGATCTTGAGACAGGCAATCCAATAAGAGGTAGAAAAGAATCCTTAGCAAAAGCATTAGCAGAGGAAGTTTCATTTGATATTATATCCGATGATTTTGCTAACGAGGGTACAATATTCCAAGCTTTTCAAAGAAATCAAGAACTGTTAGGAGCGGCTGCTGAGAAGGTAACTAAAGAAGAAATAAATAGATTAGCAGAAAGAGGTAATATTAAATATTCATTAAGTACTGAAATTAATAAGGGCTTACCTGCAGTATTTAAGGAAATGGCATCTAATAAAGACTTTTTAAACAACCCAGATAGTCTTTTTAATCAAATGATTGGCAAAATAAAAGTTGCAATTGAGAAAGATGAAAAACAACAACTATTGAAGGTATATAGAATATTAATTTCTACAGCTAAAACATTTGACAAATTTTCATGGGCAGCTCAAGAAAAACTTTTAGGTGTAGCCTTACAAAGCGTCACAGGAAAAGATTTTATAGTTAAAGTATTAGGTGGTAATAATGCTTACGTTGGAGATATAGCAATCACCCCTATAGAAGTATTAAAAAAATTCCAAAAGGTGAGAGGGGAAGAAGGAGTAGGCTTAAAAGATAACAAATTAGCAGCTTTTAATAAAAAAATGAATGGTGGATTGTCTAATTTGTCCGTGATATTAGAAGCAAAAAAAGACATAAGCTTAGGAGTACCTATAACATCTACAACGGCTAACTCTTTAAGAAGTAGTTTGAAAGCTGGATATTTTGGAAAAAGGGGATCTAAATTATACAATCAGGTTAAAGCAATAGTAGAACCGCTAACAAAAAATAGTGAGCTATTAAAATCTATTGTAAAAGATGCAGGTATTACTGAGTATGAAATTACGAAAGATGGAAATATAAAACTGTCGGCTGAAAACTCTAAAAAATTGCGAGAAACGTTTGGAGGAAAAATGGATGCTGAGGGAAATGTTTCTGGAGGTAAAAGATATGCTGATATAAGCAAAAACAGGTTTAAGGTTGGTGTTGATTTTGCTAAAGCCATGAATAAGAAAAAAATAATGCCTCAAGACATTATAATATTACGCGGTAGATTATTTGATTACTTTAATGGATATGCAGGGTTTGATAATTTTAAAAATGCTCTTAAAGACAAATATAATAAGGATGACATGTTTCTTTTAACCTTTGAGTATCAAGTAACCGATGACAACATTTTCTTTTTAAGAGGTTACTTAAACTTCAACGAGGAAGCGGAGAAAGCTTTGAATGCTTATGTAAAAGAAAAAGGCTCTAATATGAATCGACTTACTCCTAAAAGAGTAAACCAAATAATTGATATAAAAACATCTGTAAAACACTCTAGGTCTTTAGAAAACAATTTAAACTCTTATAAAGGCATAAATAACATTGATTTAGTGTCTAAGTATATTTCTGAAAATAATATCAATAGAATTAGTGCAGAAGACTCTTTTGATGTATTAAATAATTTAGTCAAGGAAATTGAAAATTATTGGGGTGTTGTTCCTGATAATACAATAACTTTAATGAATAGAACAATTGACTATGCATTTGATGTAATCGAAGATCGTGAGAATGAGGGTGGACCATTAATGGCTGCTGTAAACGATGCACTTAATCTTGAGACTATTAAAAATGCAGAGGTTCAATTGAATAAGTACATTGATAATAATAAAATACAAATGCCTAAGTTTAGTTTTACGACAAAAGCTAATTTAGAATGGACAACTAAATTAGGAGAGACAAGAACTACATTTAAAGTTGGCGAGTATAATTATAGTATATACATGGCTAGCATAAAAAACTATGGCTTTGATCAGGTTCCTGTGTATATAAAAACTTTTAAAAAAATATCCAACAATTTAGGGGTACCACTAACATATTTAACAGATAATAAAAATGTACTTTACGTTACATTTCAGGAAGACTACATGGGGTCAGATATTTTAGAAACCGGTAATGCTTTTAATGTTTTAAGCATAGTTACTAATGGATTAGTTGAATATATACAAAAAAATAATATAGAAGGTATTGTTTTTACTGCAATAGAGCCTAGCCGTATCAGATTATATAAAACATTATCAGAAACAATAGGATCTAGACTTGGATGGACTTATAACACTGAGCAAATAGGAGGCGAGGAAGGTACTTTGTTTTTAATAAACACATCAAAAGATAACAAGGAACAAAATCAATTAAAAGTTAAGCTTGGTAAGTCTTTAGATTATGAATTTAATGACATGTTGGAACGTAATAAAAATGTTCCTTCGTATGAAAAATTCTCAGATATAGTCGCTAAAAGAAAGGGTGCAAAATCTAATGAATTATCATTCTTTGTTCCACCATCAGCGGATGATTTTAGGGGATTAACTACATACATGTTTTCTGGAAAAGGCAAACAAGGTGAATTAGATCAACAGTTTTTTGATGTTAATTTGGTTATACCATACGTTAAAGGCATTAACGCTTTAGATTCTGTTAGACAATCTATAAAGAAAGAATATAAAGCTTTATTAGCTGATTTCCCAGATATTAAATCTAAATTAGAGAAACGTACTATTGACAAACAATTCACTTATGATCAAGCTATAAGAGTTTATTTATGGAGTAAGAATGACATAGAAATACCTGGATTAGGAAGAAGAGACAAAAATAAATTGGTTTATATTGTTAAGAATGATCCAAACCTAATGGCTTTTGCGGACGCTTTATCAATAGCTGGTAGACAAGATGGCGGATGGATGAAACCATCAGTAACTTGGGATAGTAACACTATTATATCTGACTTACATGATATTACAGAGGGAGATGGTAGAAAAGAATGGCTATCTGAGTTCATAGAAAATGCAAATGATATTTTTACTAAAGAGAACCTTAATAAAATACAATACATCTACGGTACAAATGTTAGAAACCAATTAGAAGATTCTTTATATAGAATGAAGAATGGCAAGAGTAGACCAGAAGGAACTGATGCGTTGACTAATAAGTGGATGAATTGGATAAACGGATCTACGGCGGCAATCATGTTCTTTAATGTACGTTCTGCTATATTACAGACTATATCTTCTACTAACTATTTGAATTGGAATGATAATAATCCTTTGGCTGCTGCTACTGCATTTGCGAATCAGAAACAATATTGGGCAGATTTTGCTACTATTATTAACTCTGATAAAATGCGAGAAAGAAGATCTGGATTAAAGGCTGATGTAACTCAAGCGGAAATTGCAAACGCCGCTAATAGTACAACTGATAAAGCAAGAGGTATATTATCATACTTGCAAAAAATTGGTTTTACACCAACACAAGCAGCGGATAGTTTTTCTATTGCTATTGGGGGAGCGTCATTTTATAGAAATAGAGTTAATACTTATTTGAAGCAAGCGGATGAAGATGGTAATTTAATAAATACAAAAGAAGAAGCTGAAGAAAAAGCTTGGATAGACTTTTCAATGATTACAGATCAATCTATGCAGTCTGCTGATCCTATGTATGTATCAAAGCAGCAAACGACTGGTTTAGGACGTCTTGTATTGGCTTTTGCTAACACTCCTATGCAATATAATAGAATGATAAAAAAGGCCTCTTTAGATCTGGTTAATAGACGTGGAGATTGGAAAACGAATATATCTAAGATAATCTATTACGGAGCTTTACAGAATTTACTTTTCTCGGCATTACAAGCGGCTTTATTCTTACCATTCGAAGAGGAGGATGAAGAAACAATAGCTAAGATGTCAGAAGAACAAAGAAAAGAATATGACAAGCTAAAGAAAAAACAGGATGATAAAGCTATCAATATATTAAATGGAATGGTAGATACTGTGCTTAGAGGATCTGGTATAACTGGAGCTTTGATTGCTACTATTAAAAACGTGGCAATGGAATATAAAAAGCAGGAAGAAAAGAAAATGTTTGCTGATCACGCTTACACTCTTTTAGCTGCTGCCGGTATATCTCCTCCTATAAGTTCAAAAGCCAGAAAAATATATGGGATACACAGAATCAGAAAGTTTGAAAAAGACGTAATAGAAGAAAGAGGGTGGGAAATAACAAGAGATGGAAGACTTAATCTTTCACCTAATTATTCCATAGTAGGAAATGTTGTTGTAGCTACTACAAACGTACCTCTGGACCGTTTAGTTGAGAAAGTGGATAACTTATCAGAAGCATTGGATTCACGTAATACAAACCTACAAAGAGCTGCTTTAGCTTTAGGTTGGAAAGAATGGGAATTAAATGTTAAGAATGAAGAGAATGAAACTATAAAAGCGGCTGCTAAAGTAAGACGTAAAGAAGAGGGCATTGAAAAAGGCATAGAAACTAGAGAAGCGACAAGAAAAGCTAAGAAAGAGGCCTTAAAGAAAATGAGTCCTACAGAGAGACTTGCTTTTAGAAAGAAAGAAGCTTTAGAAAAAAGGGAGAAAGCTCTTAAAAAGAGAAAAAGAAAAATGGGCGGTGATTAGAAGGAACGAATACAAATAGGCACCATACCTAAATGTTCCTTAACCGAAAAAAGGGGATTCATGATATTTTCATGGTCCCCTTTCTCAATTAATAAAATAAATTAAATTTCTAATTTCTTTTCTTCCTGCTCATCGGTTTGCAATTCATTAATAACACTTTGAGCTTTTGCCCTCTCTGTCATTTCTTTAATCGCTTCATCATATCCTGGTAATAACTTTACAGCTTCCAAAGTACCGACAGATAATGTCCTTAAATTATCTTGCTCGTAAATAAGTTGTTGCAATACTCTTGTAATTGCATCGACCTTATTTTTCATTTCAACTAATGTTTGTTCTTTCATAATTTATTAATGTATAATGTGTAAATCCAACATCTTGTTCCGAGGTAACTATACAATCTCACAGTTACCTCCACCGCAAGCAGCTGCGTCTACAAAGTTAGTATTATCTTGAACTTCAATTACTTTTGAAAGATCTACATCTTTTAATGTTGACATCATTTCATCGTATACTTCTTTTGTGCAATCTTCAAATGGTGTTTGTTTATATGTTCCACCATTATAAGGCAATACAGATAATCCATTATAGTATTCTTTATTAGCCCACATCCATTCACCAATGATCTTCCATTCGTCATCTCTTACGGAAACAGTACAAGATACATTGTGTGTATTGTTACCTTTATCATGACCTGTCTTAACCCAATCTTTAGAAATTAGTTTTACTCTTTCTAATAGATCTAAGGTTGATTCATGTCGTGTTATGGCTCCATCTGGAGCTTTCTGGGGCACTGAAATAACAGCTTGTGATGTTGGATTAAAATATTCATCTTCAAGCAATTCTGGATGATTTATTGCAAGATAAGAATAGATTGCTTCATTCTTACCTAGTCGCATTCTACGAATGTAATAATCATTATGCCAAGCATGTATGCCACTAGAAGTACCCAACACCAAACTTGTAGTTCCAGCGGGTTTAACAGCAGTAGTGCGAGCAGCCCGATTAATATGTAATAAATCTGCGATTGCTTTATTAGTTTCTTTAACCACCTTTGCAGCTTCTTCATAATTTAGTTTTAAGTTTGACTCTGATGCTATACCTGTCATTGATACTCCAAGTAACGCATCCTTTTCTGTATTCTTTCTCCATATATCACGCAAGTAATGAAAGTCTGAATACGACGCTTGTATTGTTCCTAAGAACGATGCAGCATAAGACCTTGCATTAAATTCTTCTTGACTGTCAACATTAGCCATGTTAAGTTCAGTTAGATTACAGAACTGATATGGTCTTAAAGCGATTTCACAACAAGGATTAGTACCCCAATCTTTATCATTAGTAAGATAAATTCCCGGTTCTCCTGAGCCAGAAGCTTCAATTCTTTCCCAAACTTTGTCAAATGTTTTCTTATCAATTTTATGTCTTAAAAGTACTACTGAATTATTTGCTCTACCTCTTTGTGGATTATTCTCCCACCAATTACCAGCTTTACAGTTTAACATAGCCGTACTATCAAGGTCGAATAGACTAATCATTGCTGCTCTACGGATACCACCAGCTAATACAGCATCGGCAATATGACATTGAATATCATGGCATTCAATATCCGTAAGTTTAGATCTATCTTCTTTCTCTCTTAATATAGCTTCAATTTTAACAAGAGCTAGTCTTAATGGTTCTGGTCCCGGAGCTTTACCACCAGCCGTAACTAATAAAGCGCCTTTATGTCTAATGTCTGATAAGTCAAATTCAATATGGGAAGTTAACTCTCCTGTGTATGATTTGAATAAGGTCTTGATTGCGTCTGCCCATCCGATAATACTGTCTTGTACAACATACCTTTTCTTACGATCATAATTAGGTTTTCTAATCTCAGGTAGTTTCTCAATTTGATGGTTTTGGACCGAATAGCCAACTCCAGTACCTCCAAGAAGTAAAAACATAGTCTCAGAAAAACTATGGATACTATCAATAGGTAGGAAAGCACAGTTATAAATACGAGCGTTATTAAGCTCAATAGCTTTACCACCAAACTGTAAGCTTCGCATCGATGGTAAAACTTTTTTAGTGAATACAAAATCCTTGTAAATCTGCTCAATTGATTCTTTCATTAATGGGAATTTAGATATATGCATCTCCATATTCCTTGTTACTAATTCTTCCCACGTTTCTCTTCGTTCCTTATTTGGTAAATACTTTGCATACTTAGTATATACGGTTATATCGGATAGGATCTGCTTATCTAAGGTTAAACTCATGTTTGTTTTTTAATATTATTAATTATCTATTTCTAATGAAAAGTCTATAAATGGTAAGTATATAACATGTGTTGTAAAATCATTCTCTACATACATCCTATAACCTAGCATTATCCCCGGATAAATCCCTATTGCAAACTCCCAACTTTTTTCTTTCATATTATTTACGTTTTAAAATTAATTCTACTGTTCTATCGCACTCTGATTGATTCTGAGGTTTATATAATGTTCTATAATCATTGTTGTCCATCATCCACTTTTTAAATAGTTTCCATCTAAGCGGAAAAGAATCATTAGCTCTACCTTTTGTTTCTATAATAAAGTCTTTACCTACAAAATCAGGTGTATATTTAAGATTTAATATTTTCTTTAATCCTCTATTAATAAAATCACCCTTGCCGTTTGATTGTCTTTCTATAGAAGAGTTCTCAAATATAAATGAGGGCATTAACTCAAATGTAACGCCCTCATATTTAAAATCTATACCTGCTTCTTTTAAAACTTTATACATATACTTCTCAAGACCTGAGGCGAATGTAATACCGTCATATATTACCTTCTTTGAGACTACTGGTCCTTTTTTTGTTGATCTTTTTTTCATCTGCGAGTCATATAAGAATGCCATCGTTCCATTTCTGCAGCACGCAATTCTTCCCAGCTCATAGGTTCATATTCATCTTCATCAATTGAAAAAGATATTTCATCACCACGATTAACTCTATATGCTGGAGGCTTTACATATTCTGGATCAATAACATCAATATCTTGTATACTATTAAGCAATTCTTTTTCTTCACGTAATAATGATATTTCTTCTTTCAATCTTTGTAGATACAAAGTTGCATCCATTAGTTCTTCTTGAAAGTGATTTAGCCATGTAAAGATATCAGAAGGATCATCACGAAGTGTTTTACCATATTTAGCAAAGCCTACATCAGATCTGTCTACAAACTTATTAACTACGCATTGTACAACTGGATCTCTAAATTTAATTGTTTGTTCTCTCATATTATAATGTTGATAATAAATGGTTACTTAAAGTTACATTACTATTGCTTATTGGTGCTTCGTATTTTACAAAGGAGCCATTAACCATTGAGCCTTGTCTTGACTTGATAACATCATAAGCTGATGTAACACAATCTTCAATTTTTAATCCTTCTAACGCAGCCAGATTAGTTAATACAACAACCGCATCGCCAATTGCATCAATCAATTCAGCTCTATCATTTTTTAATATAGCTCTAGCAAGCTCTCCTGTTTCTTCTTGAAGTTTAATAAACTGAGTTTTAGTATCTCCAGATCTGTATATGCCTCTATCATCAGCCCATTGTCTAATTAGATCGTATACATTTGGAACTTCTTTATTAACTTCTTCGGGGTAATTTTTATATTCTAATGTTGTTGATTTTTTACCTCTAGACATTTGAAATTCGTTTAAAGCTTTATTGTACACATAAGATCTTGAAATATTGAACATTGATGTTTTAGCATTATCAATAATCCATCTGGCTAATTCTTCATCTACAATATATTTACCAAATGATGTTTCAATTTTTAATCCTAAGTTGTCCATTAAATTACCTTTTAATTTGTTAACAGGACAAGGAAATGTTGTCGTCTGTTCAGTTACATTTAATACCATAGTGTTTTTCTTTTGTTTAGTTTTATTTATTATTAAATCTTTATATGAATCACGATCTACTTTATAGCCATGCCTTAACTGTAATTCAGCTTCTCTTTTGGAGACATAGTTTATATTATCACTGCATTCAAGCACCTCGTATTCTCCAGGCAAATAGCCTTGTTCTATTGTAACTCTCTTATTAAGATTACGCGTTACGCCAATCTTTTTACCAAAAACATGATAGATAAAATACATAATTTAGATTAAATGGCTACTTTTGCCGTTATTACTGGTCCGTGTTTATAATTTAATAGAGATAATGCTCCGTTTTTGTATATATAGCTTGGAGCTGGAAAAGTTTCTTGCTCAAGATATTTGTATATTGACTCATGTTGATTGTTATAAATGTGTGCATCTACTATTTGTATATCAATATAGTTTGCTTTTAGATTAACTTTTTCTGCAACATACAAAAGTATTTTTGAAAACAAAGCAACATCATAAGGTATGCCTAAAAACAAATCACCGGATCTTTGTACAACAAACATATTAAGTTTATCTTGTTCAACAAAGAATTGAAAGTACAAATAACATGGAGGCAATCGCATATCTTCAATTTGAGCAGGATTCCATAAGCTTATAATATGTCTACGGCTGTCTGGATTGACTATTAATTGTTCAATAAGCGTTTGCATCTGATCTATGCCTTGATCGTTAAAATTGCGCATTTGATGTCCATATACTGGCCCAAGATCTCCATTGTCATCTGCCCAAGCATCCCATATTTTTACACCAGCCTCTCTGAATCTTTGTATATTAGTTTCTCCATTCATAAACCATTCGAACTCTGTATCAAATGTTTTTTGAAACATCTTTCGTCCTGTTATCAACGGAAAACCTTCTTTAAGATCAATCCTTAAATTAGCATTGAATATTGATAAACAGCCTACATTTGTGCGGTCTTTGCGATATACGCCATTATACATACACTTCCATAATAATTCTCTGTATTGCGATTCATATTTTGTCATATTAAAATAGTGATTGTTGTTGTTGTATAATTTCTTTTTTAATTTCTTTTTCTACTTCTGGTTTCTTGATGTCTTTTATTACTTCTTCTACTTTGTAATGTTTGTTATAATAATATAGATAGAATTTATATAGCTGTTTCCATATTTCTATTTTCTCATAAGTTAATGGGCTTCTATTTGTTCTACCATTTATTATTATATCTAAATACCATTCTTTAGAACTTTTAGCTGATGGAGCAATCTTTATATTATTTTTAATGCACCATTCAAAAGCTGCTTGTTCTTTTTCAGTAGCAACATAATTGCCCATATCAATTACATCTCTTTTCTTAGCCTTTGATCCGCTACCCATCTATTAACTGTTTAGATTAATACCATTACAACCCATATATGAATGAAATATATTTTCTAAATGGCGAGCTTCTTCTCTAGTTTCAAATACATTTAAAATTGTCCAATCTCTAGTGTCAAATCCTAAGAAAGTATGTTTGTTTATTCTACAATATGGATCTTTTTGAGAAGTTACTCCAACGTAATGTTCGTATGGCAAATAGTATACATAATGGAATTTTCTATGGAAATATTCTGCTTCATGTTCTTTGTTTCTTGTTGTTTTTTTCATGCTTTTTAATTAATTTTCCCAAGGCAATTTGCTATTAGACATATCTGCTTGTACATGTGGTATAAAGCATCCAGAATTAGGTTCCCATTTAAAATGACATTCAGCGCCATTCTCTCCAAGGTTTTGAAACTTGACTTTAAGAACTTTTACTTTAACAGTTTTTTCTTCGTAGTTCCTATGTACAAGTAATCCATGATAAGAGGCATCATACCATTCGCCTCCGCCTTTAATTGAATACATTGTTGGTTCTTCAATTTTACCATCTTTATCTTTATACATTTTTGTAGGATGCGCGACTATAAAAACTAATACATCAAACTTCTTAGCAAATATTTCTATCTTAGATAGATATTCCATAGTATATTTGTTAACGTCTTCAGTGGCACAGTCTACATCTCTAACCTTATTGAATGGATCTATAACTAAGCATTTTATACCTTTTCTTTTTACAAGCTCACCTGCTTTTCTTAAAACAGATTCTAAAGTATATCTTTCCATATCAATGTGAAAGAAGCTTTGGTTGCAGTGATCAGCTATTCTATTCCATTTTTCTGTACCTATATCTTCTTTGGAAGGCATTCCTTGCCACACTTTTCGCATAAGTTTGTGTGCATGCAAGTACGTTGGTACATTTTCTGGAGAAGCAAACGCCGTTTTCCACCCATATTTTTCATTGTAACCAATAACCATCTGGTCGACAAAATCCGATTTACCTGAACTTGGTACACCAGTAACAGTAATAAATTGACCAGTATAAGTTGAAAATATATCATCAAAGTTTTGAAGTCCAACTTGAAAACCAGGTTTGAAACCGTTATGCACGAAATCAGTAATCTCCCCCTCAATATCTCTGAATGTTGTAACATTCTCCATTGGTACAGGCTTTGATCCACTGATACATTGTGATAATTTTTCTTTTCCATATTTTAATAAGTATTCGTTAGCGTCTTTACAATCTCCAAATGTTGCGATATATACAAGTTCTGATCCTAGTCTTCTAATTAATTCTACTTGTAATGCTTGTCCTGCTTCATCTGAATCAACAGCAATAATAATTCTATCTTTATCATCAAAATAATCTATACAATTATCTAAGTAATCAAGATTGTTATTATTTAATGTTGCTCCGTTTGGAACAGATATTACGTTTGTTATTCCTGCTTCATGTAATGCAAGAACATCCATCTCGCCTTCTACAATAACACAATATTCAAATCCTACAATGCTATTAATGTTATAGAATATTTTTTCAGCACCCTTGTAAAGTTTAAAATGTTTTCTGCCATCTCTATATTTTATGTTAACAAGATCATCACCCATAAAATAATTGAATTGAATAACATTCTCTTCCTTACTTGTTTGTGGCATAAACTCTTTGCCTTCAGATATTTTTAATTCTTGTAATGTGCTTGCGGATATACCACGTTCTTCAAACCATTTCAACACTTTTTCACTATACGGATATTCTAAACCAGAATCAATTACCGCATCTCTTTCTGGTTTTGTATATACTTTTTCAGATTTACCTTTGCGTTGGTATGTGTGTAATTGAAATGATTTATTACAGTTGTGACAAGTACCAATACCTCTTTCCCAATCGTAAGATGCACATTTTGCTTTTTTATGTTCACCTTTTCTATCAGCGGAACATAATGGGCATGTACCTTGTGTTTTCTCTTCTAATCCATATTGATTAAAAGTATCTATTTGGAAGCCATTTATTTCTGTTCTATTTACTTGCATATAAGATGATTTAATTGTTACTAATTATAGATAGAAAAACCCCAATTAATGGGGTCTTTCTTACTACAGTTTGTTATGCGTTCTATTGAAATTGGAAGTTAGTGCGCCTATACCTTATTATTGTTAGAATGGTAAATCATCCGCCTGTGGAGCAAACGATTGTGCTTGTTTCTGTGGTGGTGCTTGTCCATCTTGTCTAGGAGCTGCATCAACATTTGTTCCGTTTGTCCATACTACTTTTACATTACCAAGATAAACTTTTGCCGCTTTTGATTCGCGTTCCTCTTTTGATTGTTCTACCATTACAGGTCCTTGGTTTCCAAATTGATCAACTTCATCATTTAATGTAATTGTGATAGGAAGGTATTTTCCTTTAGCACCGTTGATGATCTTGTGTTTTGGAATGTCGTTTAAATTGATTGAACATTTAATAATACTTGCCATATATAATTGTTTATTAGTTACTAATTTTTTTAAAGTGTTTCTGTTTGTTTTAAATATTTAATTGCTTTTCTAAGTAAATATATATCATCTTTTAATTTTCCAAGAGCTGTATTACAATTTGTACACAATATCCCTCTAACAATTCCTGTTTTATGACAGTGATCTATGTTTTTCGTTTTCATGTATATACCACATAAATCACAATATTCATTAGACAAGAGTTCAATAATTTTCTCTTTTGGAATTTTATATTTGCTAACTTTTACTCTAAGGCCATGGCAGCTTCTGCAGCAATGCCTTTTTTTAGCACCTTGCGTAAACTCTTTACCACAATCCTTACAAAGTTTCATTGATACAATAATTTTTTAAATCGAAATTTGCGTCTTTAAAGAATAGTCTATAAGCATCAATTGCTCTTTCAACTTTATCTTTACCCCGCTCTAAGAATTGTGGTGAGCAGTCATATATTCCAATCTTTCTTGTGGTTTTATCTACCGCGATGAATACCATATCCATATTAAAATATGTAGAATAAATATATGCTTGACTGTCATAGTTATATTCTTTTGCAGAGTATCTGAACTTATCTATATCTGATGTTGTCTTTAAATCAACTATCAATGATTGTGTATTGTTCTTTATATCTGCCTTAAGCTTAAACCATTCGCCCATATTAACTAATCCAGGAACTTCATACTCAACATCGATATCTCTAATAAGATCTCTTGTTATATTGTTTTCCATAACAGCATCTCGTAATAAATTTAAAGAGTCTGCTTCATGCTGTAATAAACACATCTCTCCGTTTGATAATTCTTTGTATTTAGAAGTATTACGTGTAGTTGTATCAATTATACGAATCCTATCTAATTTATCTGGTTCTAATATCAATGTGTGAAAATATGAACCTTTAATCAAATTAGGATTGCCTGTTATTGGTTGCTTGAATGTTAATGGATCTTTTAATAAGGATCTGATGTCTGAGTTAGATAAGAATTTTTTACCCAGATCTCCATAATAGTCTTCATCATTCTCTAATCGTTTTAATATCTTTTTAATTTGTTCGTCATCCATATTACAATTGAGATAAGATTGTTGTTGCTTCTGTTGTTAAATCATATTTAGATTTGATTGTATCAATTGAACCACCTCCCTTAACGAAGTCTTTTGCTTTTTCAAATGCTGGATCTTTAACATCTAATTTTGTTTTTGCAACAGGTTTTGCATCTTTACCGTGTGTATTAGTTGCATCAGCATCTTGTGTATCATCAATCAAAAGTAAATTACCTAATGCATATTTCTTACCATAGGATGATGCTGAGCCAAATGCTTGTGGTGTTTGCATACCTTTTTGAACTAAGTCAACGCCAACTACCGCTGTAGCTTCAATGGATTCAGTACCGTTAATATCGTAAATTGCAGCACTTGATAACATAATTGGCAATGAACCATTATAAGTTACATGTTCCTTAATTACAAAATAAACACCATACTTTTCATTAAAGGGTTTTAATGCTTCCAGTATGTCTTCTGCAGATCTAAAATTGTATTTCCCAAAACTGTTGAACTTAGACTTAGCCGCTTTAAATTCTACTTGAATTCTGGATAATTTTTTATGCAAAGACATTACTTCTTCTTTTTTTTCTGCCATATATATTTGATTTAATTAGTTACTATTTATATTAATATAATCACATGTTTTGTCCCATATTTAGTATATTTTTGGGACGAATTTTAGCTATAACCTAAAGAAAATCAAGCACTTGAGAAGAATCGGTATTAGCTATTAATTTTACGATCGCTTGCTTCTTTATCTCAGAAATTCTTACATAAGCACTAGCTCCTTCAATACCTAAATAGTCTGCAATTTGATTCGCTGAATGCTTATCACAATCTAATCCATAACTAAGACGTAATACATCTGCTTCAGTTGTGGTTAAATGCTTTTTAAATAGGTCAGTCAAATATGTGTTCATCATTCCTATGTTGTAAACTTCAGCTCGATCTGGAATTTGGTAT